TAGTGATATTAGAGTAATGTATAGATTGATGAGAGATGATACCTCATCTCAACAACAAGGATTTGAATTGTTCCCAGGTTACCCAAACTTAAATAATAATGGGGATGTAATTGATCCAAAAGACAATAATGGCCTTCCGGATAAATTTATAATACCTTCTGTTAATTTTAATGACTTAGGTAGTTATGAATTTACTGCTCATAATTTAGCACCTTTTAATGGATTCCAAATCAAAATTTTAATGTCTGGAACAAATCAAGCACTTTATCCAAAAATTAAAGACTTGAGAGCAATCGCAACAAAATCATGATTCCTGTTGAAAATAATAAATCATTATTTCGTGATGAAAAATCCGGAGCAATTATAAATTGCTCCGATAGTGATTATGAAAGATATTTGAGAGCAAAAGAAAATAAATTAAAAGAAATAGAAAAATCAAAACAACTGGAAACTGATATGGAGAATATCAAAAAAGACATTGATATGATAAAGGATTTATTGATTCAATTAGTTTTTAACAAAACCTAAATATATTAGAAAGTATTAAAATTTTAAATAATGGCAGCTTCTTATGTTAGTAATATCATAATTAATTCGGGAACTGATTTTACCCAAACATTTGATTTTGAAACCACTTCAAATACTCCATTGGATTTGACTGGATATACTGCATATTCCTCCATTAAAAAAAGTCCAGCATCATCAAAAACTACTGCCAATTTTGTCGTTTCATTTACCAATAGAGCTTTTGGTAAATTGACAATTTCTTTAGGATCTTCAATAACATCTACAATAAGATCAGGAAGATATTCCTATGATATTTTACTGGTAGATCCCCTTTCCATTAAAACCAGAGTTGTAGAAGGGAGTGCGATTGTTGCTGCTGGTATTACTACGGTATAAAAATGGCAGATATAAGAGTAAGACTTGGATCGGAAAACGCAATTAAAGTTCCCGCTACATCTATTGTAGCGGGAGGAAAATTATATCAACTTTCTGATGTTGATGTAAGTAATGGACAAGTTGGTGGAATGGTTTTGGTGTTCAATTCCACTACATTAAAATGGCAGGCAACTAGCAATCCGGTTTTAGTTGGAACATTGACTGTAAATGGAAATACTACACTTGGGCAAGTAAGTACAAATTTAAACACTTTTATTGGAATATCTTCTTTTTTGGGGAAGGTAAATATCGCTGGATCTATTACAAATGCTGGTGGTGCAATATTTGATAACGTTAAAATTGATTCAAATATAATTTCATCTTTGCCTGGATCTGGAGATACTTTATATATTGATCCCTATCCAGTTGGAATAAACACCGGAGGTAAGGTAATAATTAAAGGAGATCTTCAAATTTATGGAGATACTATTTTTTCTGGAATTAGCACTAGAGGATCTGCGTATTTTAATTCTGCTGGCAAATTGATTAGTACTAATTCTCCAGAAGTTGGATATGCGTCTACTTCAAATTATATTTTGACAACAGATAATTCAAATGTTCCGGTTTGGACAAACATAATAGATGGAGGGCAATATTAAAATGAATAATGAAAATGATATTGATGTAACAATTCTAATAAATACATATTCGCAAAAAATATCTTCACTTTCAATTGAAAATATTGTATTGGAATCAAAAATTCAATCTTTAATTAAAGATTTTGAAAAAGAAAGATGTGAATTATTGGAAAAAATAAAAGAATTAAAAGAAGAAACTACTGATAAATATTAAAAGGAAGGTATTCAAATAATGGCACAACCATCATCTCGCCAAGGATTAATTGATTATTGTTTAAGAAGACTTGGTTATCCCGTTCTAGAAATTAATATTGAAGATGATCAAATTGATGATTTGGTAGATGATGCTATTCAATATTTTAATGAAAGGCATTATGATGGCATTGAAAAAGTATTTCTAAAGCACAAATTAGACCAAACACAATTAGATACAATAAGAACTGGTGTTACAACTTCAACTGCATCTTCGGTAGTAGGAATAACAACCGTAAGATATACGGAAACAAATAACTTTTTGCAGTTGCCAGATCACGTAATTGGTGTGAATAATGTATTTAAAGTAGATTCTAGTACAATATCCAGTGGTCTATTTAATATCAAATACCAACTGTTCTTGAATGATTTGTATTATTATGGAGCACTCGATCTATTAAACTATGCAATGGTAAAAACATATCTTGAAGATTTGAGTAGAATTATTACTCCAGATATTCAAATTAGATTCAATAAAAAAAATCATAGATTATATATGGATATTGATTGGAGCCAAATGGGTCCAAATAATTATTTAATTTTTGATTGCTATAGATTAATAGATCCTTCAGATGCACCAAGCATTTATAACGATTGGTGGTTAAAAAAATATTTAACTGCTTTGATGAAAAGACAATGGGGTGTCAATTTAACTAAGTTTAATAATGTATCTCTTCCTGGTGGTATTCAATTTAATGGAGAAAGAATTTTAAATGATGGAATAAGGGAAGTAGAAGAAGCTGAAAAACAACTCAAGGATGAGTATGAAACTCCTCCAATGGATATGATAGGTTGATAATATGTCTCCACTTAATCCTTATTTTTTAAATGGAACTGTCGGTGAGCAAAGATTAGTACAAGATTTAATCAATGAGCAGTTAAAAATGTTTGGGCAAGATATTGTCTATATGCCCAGAAAGATAGTAAATAAAAGTAATATATTAAAAGAAGTAACTGTATCCAACTTTGATGATTCATATAGATTAGAAGCTTATATAATGAATTATCAAGGATTTGGTGGAAGGGGAGATATATTATCAAAATTTGGAGTTCAAACTACTGATGAATTAACTTTAATTATATCCAGAGAAAGATATGAAGACTTTGTTAGTACTTTTATTGTAAGTAGTGAAGAAATAGAGGTATCCACAAGACCTGAAGAAGGTGATATAATTTATTTACCTTTAGATAATACAATATTTGAAATTAAATATGTAGAGGCAAAGTCTTCATTTTATCAATTAAATAATCTTTATATTTATGAATTAAGATGCGAGGTATTTGATTATGAAGCAGATGAAAATATCAACACAGGCATCAGTGAAGTTGATGAATCTGTGAAAGATTTTGGATACATTACAACTTTAAATATGGTTAAATCTGATGCTGCACCAGCATCTGCAAATATCAATCTCGCATCTAGTCTTGCTGCCGTGTATGGTGGTTCAGTTTCTAAAATTGATCTAATCAATGATGGTACTGGTTATTTGGCAACTCCAACAATTTCAATTTCTCGCGCAATTGTTGGGGGGATAAATGCAACTGCAGTTGCAATTATGACAAGTCGTTCCAATCAAACTGGAAAATCTATTGATAAAATAATGATTATAAATCCAGGAATTGGATATACAGTTATACCATCAGTTACAATTGTGAGTTCAAGTGGTTCTGGTGCAATAGCAACAGCAATCGTATCATCTGGTTCTCTGAGTCCATTTGAAATTGTTAGTGGTGGTGTAGGGTATTCTACGAGTCCTATAGTAGCAATATCAACAGCACCTTCTGGCGGAACAAACGCAATAGCAGAATGTGTAATCAATTCTCTAGGAATAGTAACTGCCATTAGATATAGTAATGCTGGATCTGGATATACATCAATACCCTCAATTTCTTTCTCTTCACCTATTGGAGTTTCTACTGGAAATTATGTATTTAATGAAGTAGTTAAAGGTGTTTCTACAGGAACAACTGCACACGTTGCTGATTGGGATTATGATACAAGGATACTTAAAGTTAAAATAGCAAGTGGGTCTTTTGCTTTAGGTGAATCCATAGTTGGAATTGGAACTACTTTTGGTGGTTCCAATTCCAATTATAAACTTCTTTCAGTTAATACACAAGATGAATATGATCCATATGCAGAGAACATTCCTATTGAATCAGAAGCAGATGAATTTTTGGATTTTAGTGAGCGCAACCCCTTTGGAGATTTTTAAATCTAAATACTTAATAAAAGGACATTATTATGCTAGGAGAATACTATTACCACGAAATAGTCAAAAAAACTATAATTGCATTTGGCACCTTATTTAATAATATTAACATTAAACACAAAAAACAAGATGGCAGTGATTATAGTACAATAAAAGTTCCTATTGCATATGGTCCAGTAGAGAAGTTTACGGCAAGATTAGAACAAAAACCAGATTTGAGAAATAGGGTTTCTATCGTTCTCCCAAGATTAGCATTTGAGATGACTAGCATTCAATACGATAATACTAGAAAAGTCTCTACTATGCAAACTTTTAAAGCATTAAGTTCTACAGATAATCAGGTAGTAAAGAAAGTTTTTATGCCTGCTCCATATAATATTGGCATTCAACTTTCTATTATGACTCAATATAATGATGATGCTTTGCAAATTATTGAGCAAATTCTTCCGTATTTCCAACCATCTTTCAATTTAACAATAAATTTGGTTTCCTCTATAGGGGAAAAAAGAGACATTCCTATGATACTTGAAAATATTAATTTTAAAGATAATTATGATAGTGGTTATGAAGAAAAAAGAATTATAATTTATGATTTAAGTTTTACTGCTAAAACTTATTTGTTTGGTCCCATTCCAGACAATACAGAAGGCTTTATCAAAAAAGTCCAGGTAGATTATTATTCTGATACAGAAACCAAAAATGCATCTAGGCAACTTCGTTATGTTGCAGAACCAAGAGCAATTAAAGATTATAATTCAGACAATACAACCTCTCTTGCACAAGATGTAGATGATAAAATTACTAAATTTATTGTAAATAATGCAACTTCTCTTGTAGAAGATACATATATACAAATTGATGACGAAGAAATGTATATTAAATCTATATCTGGAAATACTATTACTGTATTAAG